TATTAAATGACAAACGTAACTGCCTCACGCTTAGGCGCGGCAAACTCCGCAGCGGCCAACTATGCTCAAACAAACGCTTTGTTTCTAAAAGTATTTGCTGGCGAAGTCCTGACCGCATTCGACGAAACAAACGTAATGAAAGACCTGCACATCTCACGTGCTATCACGTCGGGTAAATCTGCATCTTTCCCAGTGACTGGTAAAGCGAACGCTGCTTACCACACTGTAGGTACCCCTTTGCTGGGAACCCAAGCAATCAAGCACAATGAAATCGTTGTTAACATCGATGACGTTCTGATTGCTGACACATTTATTGCTAATATTGATGAAGCCAAGAACCACTATGATGTCCGTGCAGAATACTCACGCCTTCTAGGTATGGCTTTAGCTAAACAGTTTGATGTTCGCTTACTCCAGCTGGCCGTCTTGGCTGCTCGTGGTAGCGCAACTATCACTGGCCAAAACGGTGGTACAGCTATCACAGATTCAGACGCCGCTACTAACGGTGCATCTTTGGCCGCTTCTATCTTCGCAGCTGCACAGGCAATGGACGAAAAAGACGTCCCAGAAAATGACCGTGTAGCTATCGTTAAACCTGCTCAGTATTATAATCTGGTACAAACAACTGATGTCATCAATCGTGACTTCGGTGGTGCAGGTGTCTACGCTGACGGTACTGTTCTGAAGGTTGCTGGCGTACAGATTGTTAAGTCTAACAACGTACCAAGCACTAACGTATCAGCAGTAGCTGGTGAGCAAAACACCTACCACGGCAACTTCTCAACCACAGTTGCTGTAGTTATGCAGAAGCAAGCATTGGGTACTGTCAAATTGATGGACCTTGCTGTTGAGCGTACCTCTGGTGACTTTGAAGTCATGTACCAAGGCACTCTCATGGCGGCAAAATATGCCATGGGCCACGGTATTCTGCGACCTGAATGCGCAGTAGAAATCAAAGCATCTTAACTTAATTTTGGGTTGGCCTTTAACTTGGCCAGCCCATTTTTTTCTGAATAGAGGACATCATGACTAAACCAACTTCGATGACCGAACTACAAGCGGTCAACGTCCTGCTCACAACTATCGGTGAAAGCCCCGTTAATACACTTACGGGCAACCAAGTAACAGACGTCACGATTGCTAACCAAGTAATCACTGAGGTTAGTCGTGAGGTCCAAGCCCAAGGGTGGCACTTCAACACCGAAGATAAAGTTGTTCTAAGCCGTGACGTAGCTAACAATATTATAATACCTTCAGATGTAGCACGTATTGATACACCTAACTTCAATACAACAATCAGGGGAGGTAAGCTATTTAACCTGACAGATAGAACCTATGTGTTCTCTTCAAGCGTTGAAGCGTCAATCGTATATTTTCAGGACTTCGCAGTCCTACCAGAAGTCGTAAAGAATTACATCTCAACACGTGCTTCCCGCATCTTTTCTGACCGTATGTTAAACTCTGAAACCATCCATAAGATGGTCTCTCGCGACGAGCAAAAGGCTCTGACAGACCTTAAAGCCTTTGAAAGTGACACCGCAGATTTCAACATGATGGATAGCTACGCTGTAGCCCGTGTGATGAAACGTGGCAACACTCGTAGGATGCTTAGCTGATGGGTATGATTAGCTTAGCCATCCCCAATCTTGCGCAAGGAATATCTCAACAATCACCTGCACTGCGTCTATCAGCACAGGCAGAGTTGCAGTTAAACGCCTTCCCGTCGCTGGTTGAGGGTTTGCAAAAGCGACCACCGCTTGAGCATGTCGCCGTGATGAGTGGCTCTGAGACAACTGGGCCTTTTACACACTTGATTAACAGAGATGTTAATGAGCGTTACTTTGTATTCATTAACTCTAGTAACCAAATAATTATCTATGATTTGGCTGGTAACGCCAAGACTGTGACATACCCCAATGGGACTTCGTACCTAAACAGTTCGGCCCCATCGACTGACTTTCGTGCAGTAACGGTAGCGGACTACACCTACATCGTGAACACCTCAAAGACCGTGACCATGTCTACAGCAGTAAGCCCACTGTTTCCCTACACGGGTCTGATTGCTGTGAAGCAGGGTGATTATAACCAGCGATATTCCGTTTATTTAGATGGTAGCCTAGCAGCTGACATCACCACCGCTTCCGCAGACCCTGTACAAACTAGGACCGATGACATCGCCACTAGGCTTGCAGCAGCCATTCACGCACAGTCTAACTTCACTGCTCGTGCAGATGGCTCGACGGTTGTCATCAACAAGACAGGCAACGCTGCATTTGACCTTGCCACATATGATAGCCTTGGAGACACGGGGCTTTCGCCTACAGTTGGAACCGTACAGCGTTTCGACGACCTCCCAGCAAAAGCACCCAATGGGTACATCGGACACGTCCAAGGTGACCAAACCAATGACTTTGATGATTATTACGTGAAGTTTGTGTCCGATAACGGCAATCAAACTGATGTTGGTGGTGGTACTTGGATTGAGTGGATTAAGCCCAACATAACCTTTGAGTTGAATGCCACGACGATGCCACATCTTTTGATACGACAAGCAAATGGCGCGTTTACATTCGAGCAAGCTGAGTGGGGCGACCGAGCCGTTGGTGATGAACTATCAATTCCCACCCCCTCTTTCGTTGGCGGCAAGATTTCCGACGTATTTTTCTTCCAAAATAGATTAGGTCTACTTGCAGAAGAAAACGTCATCATGTCTCGAACATCAGAGTTCTTTGACTTCTTTGCCACCACTGCCCGCAGCCTATTGGATAACGACCCTATTGATGTGGCCGCAAGCCACACAAAGGTTTCGCTCCTAAAGCATGCAGTCCCCTTCGACAGGAAGCTGTTGCTGTTCTCAGATCAGACACAGTTCATTCTTAAAGGTGCTGATTTCATCACGCCTAAGAATACCTCAATCAGCCAAACAACTGAGTACGAAGCTAGTACAACCTCCAAGCCAGCGACTGCGGGTAGTGTTGTTTATTTTCCAGCTAAACGAGGTGGGTTCACGTCAGTTCGTGAATACTACATTATTGATGATACAGACCGTTCAGACGCTCAGGATGTTACATCGCACGTAGCTAAGTTTGTCCCTGATGGCGTCTATAAGATGTCTGCAAGTACCGCTGAAAATGCTTTAGTTTGTTTAACAACCCAAGACACAAGCGCACTATACATCTATAAATATCACTGGGCTGGACGGGATAAAGTTCAATCTGCGTGGTTCAAATACACTCTGAACGGATGCGCTATATTGAGTGCTGAGTTCATAGAAAGTTCTTTATTTATAGTAGCTAATAAATCTGGTAAAACAATTCTATTCCAGATGCACTTTGACGCGGGACGCTTTGATACTAATCAAAAATATGTCACAAGATTAGACTCAAGATTAGATAATTCTGAGGTAACAAAGGCATATAATAGCGCAACAAAGCAAACCACAATCACGACACCTTTCACAGTTAGCTCTCCCGTAGTTGTAACTAGAGGCTTGGCGCAGGGTACAATCTTACCGAACGTGTCTGCGTCTGGAACTACGATAGTGGTAGCAGGTGACCATACGTCCACTGAGTTCTATATTGGTGAACGCTATACGATGACATATGAGTTCTCTGAGCCTACTCTAAAAGAGCCTACAGCGGCTGGTGGACGTGTCTCAATTGCTGGTGGTCGCCTACAGATCAAGCACTGGCTGCTACGTTATCAAGACAGCGGTGCCTTCACAGTTAAGACACAGCTACGAGGTAGCGCCGCAGCAGAGTCATACATATTTTCTGGCCGTGTTATTGGTGGCGGTGCAAACGTACTCGGCACAACTACTCTTAACTCAGGGGACTTCAGGTTTCCTGTTGGAGCTAGGGCAGACCGTATTCGAGTAACAATCGAGAGTGATAGCCACCTACCTTGTCAGTTTCTATCAGCTGAATGGGAGGGGAATATGCACCTCAGATCAAGAAGAGTTAATGGATAAACTACTCACACCAACCGTGGTGGAAGATGTAGACTTCATAGCCCCAAGATTACGCAAAGCAGATTACAACGAGTGTCTCGCCTCTACAGGCCAGCAGCCGCTTGGCGTTCTACTCAATAGCCTAACTCTTGGGGACATCTCGCTGACCCTTCGCGCACCCAACGGGGACCGCGTTGGATTATGCGGGGTCGTCCCTTCCGCTTTAAAAGAAGCAGGAGTTGTTTGGATGGTAGCTACAGATGACATCCATCAGCACCAAACAACATTCCTGCGCAACTCAAAGAGAGCCTTACAGAACCTCTCGAAGGATTATCTCGTCCTTTTCAACTGTGTCGATGCCCGCAACTCCGTCCACATAAAGTGGCTTAAATGGATGGGCTTCACGTTCATCAATAAGCACGAAAATTATGGGGCCGAAAAAAGGCTCTTCTACGAATTTGTGAGGATAAATCATGTGTGAACCAGCTACAGCCGCAATTATGGTGGTGAAGGGTGTGACGGCATTGTCCCAAGCATCCGCATCAGTAGAGAGGACTAACAATAAGAACCAACGATACTCTGATAATGTTGCAGCTTCCAAAGACGCCTACTTCCT